ATGAGCACTCTTGAAGTAAATAAATTAGCGCCTCTTGCTGATAATGGCACAGTTACCTTAGGCGACAGTGGTGACACAATTACATTAACCGCAGGAGCAGATTTAACATTAGGTGGTTCCAGCTCAACCATAACAATACCTAGTGGTGCTACTATAACAAATAGCGGAACTGCCACTGGATTTGGTGGTGGTAAGATTGGTCAAGTAATTCAAACTGTAAGCACAGCTAGTTCTAGCATAAGCACTACATCTTTTGCAGATGTTATAACTGCGGCTATAACTCCTTCAGCTACAAGCAGTAAAATTTTAATAGATTTTAGATTAGGTGGTTATAATCCAGGTGCTGCTATGGATATATTTTTTAGAGTATTAAGAGATAGTACAACATTACAAACTGGAACTGCTGGTCAAGGCACAGCTTGTCAAAGTGCTGGAACACCTAACTCAGATAGAGGTGATGGTGGTTTTAGTATCAATTTTTTAGATAGTCCAAACAGTACGAGTTCTATTACTTTCCACTTACAAACAAAAGTATCTGGTAGTAGTTATACTTTTAATAGTAAAGGTGGAAGTTATAGTACAATTTCAACTCTAACACTAATGGAGGTACTAGCATAATGGGAACAATATTCGTAGATAACTTAGAACCACAATCAGGAACTAGTTTAACACTAGGAGCGAGTGGTGATACACTTACAATACCGTCAGGTTGCACTATTTCAAATAGCGGAACAGCAAGTGGGTTTGGTAAGATTGGTCAAGTAGTTCAAACTGTTTTTACAACTAAAATAGCATCTACATCAACAAGTTTTACAGATATCACTGGTTGTAGTGTTTCAATAACTCCAACTGCAACATCTAGCAAAGTGCTAATTAATTTTGTAGGTATGTTTGGCTCTGGTCAAAATAACACTAATAATTTTTATCAAATTCTAAGAGGAAGCACAGTTTTACAAGAACCTCAAGGTATAAGAATAGATGACATAACCTGTAATAGGTCATATACAACTTGTTTATTAGATAGTCCTTCCTCAGCAAGTGAAGTTACTTACAAAGTGCAATTTAAATGCGAAGCAAATGAAGTATTTATCAATAGAGATAATTCAAATAATCAAGAAGGATTTACTACATTTACAGTTTCGGAGGTACTAGCATAATGTCAAAGATACTTGTTGATACCATAGACACAAGAAGCGGAACTTCTACCTTGACACTTGGTTCGGCTAATTTAACCACACTGACAAAAGCTAGTGGAGTTAATGCGAACTTTGCGGGTGTTAAAGTTGCTGGTATGTGGAGAATAACATCTGACTTTAGTATAGGTGTTGATACCACAGTAGTAGTAAATTCTGACTGGGAAGAAGTTGACACTAATACATATACTAGAATTGGAAGTGCTATGTCGCAATCAAGTGGTATTTGGACTTTTCCTGAAACTGGTATTTATCAAATAACATGGAATGCACAATTTAAATCACCTTCACAAGGAGCAACAAGAGCAACTTCAGCTATAGATATTACTACAGATAATGGCACTTATTCTACTGCTACAGATAATACTGGTAATATGTATCACCCTAATTCAAGAACTTCAGTTCAATCAAGTCATATTTTTGATGTAACTAATGTATCTACTCATAAATGCAGACTTACTGGTTTATGTGAATTTGCTTGTACTTTACATGGCAATACATCTCAAAGCAGAACATGGGTACAATTTATTAGACTAGGAGATACATAGAATGAGCACGATCAAAGTATCAACAATCTCGCCTCTCGGCACAGACGCAACCAAGACTATTACTATTGGTAGTGAAGGTGACACCGCTGCAGGTGTGTTTACTAATGTACCAGCTTTTCAAGCCTATTTAAGTGCTGCGCAAGGTGTTTCAAATGATACTTGGACTAAATTACAGGCTAATACAGAAGTTTTTGATACGGATGATTGTTATGATAATAGTACAAATTATCGCTTTACTCCAACAGTTAGTGGAAAATATTATTTTTACGGAATAGTAAATGTTCATTCAACTGATACGAATACAGGATATGATTATGGAGGAGCAGAATTTCAAAAAAACGGAACTGTTATTTTAAGAAACGAGATGACAATTATAGATACAGGCTCTCAATATTGGTACAATATAAATGGAATTATAGATATGAATGGATCATCAGATTATTTAGAAATGTTTGCTTATATTGCAGGAAGTGGAACTTTAACTTTTCAAGGTGGCGCAACTACTGGAAGAAATTCCAGATGGGGTGCATACAGGATGATAGGAATATAGATGACAGTAACAACGATACCAACAGCGGGAATAGCGGACACAGCAGTAAGTACAGCTAAGATCGCTGATAATGCAGTGACTGTATCTAAAGCGGATTTTAATAATGTAAACTTTAAAAACCTCATCATCAATGGTGATATGTCTATTGCACAGAGGGGTACTTCTTTTTCTTTTAATGATAGCAGTGGATTTACAGTAGATAGGTTTCACTTTGAACGAACAAGTGGAGCTACTGGAGATTGCACCATAACTCAAGAGTCAGATGCACCTAATAATACTGGTTTAGTTAAATCTGTAAAAATTGCCGTAGATACAGCAGAAACACCAACAGGGGGTGGTAATATCTGTTTTCAACAAAAAATTGAAGGATTTAATTGTGCTACTTTGGAACATGGGCAATCAAGCCCACCAAGTGCAACATTAACTTTTTGGGTAAAATCTAATAAAACTGGAACATATAGTGTTCAAATTAAAGGAGAAGGAAGCACTGGTCGTTATGTTTTATTTGATTATACAATTTCTTCAGCAAACACTTGGGAAAAGAAAACTATAACATGGGTAGGAGATACGAGTGTTGCTCTTGATTATGACAGTTCTAGAAGATTAAGAGTTATTTGGCACCTTGCAAGTGGACCTGATGATAAAGTAAGCCCAACAAGTTCATGGGCAACAAGCAGTTTATTTCAAGTATCAACAAATCAAGTAAACTTTTTTGATAACACTTCTAATGAAATTTATATCACAGGAGTACAACTAGAAGTCGGTACATCTGCTAGTGACTTTGAGTTCTTACCTGTTGATGTGAATGAAAGAAGATGTTTTAGATACTTTCAAGATTATGCAAGTTTTAAATTATGGACTACTGCTCTTGATGGTAATACTTCTACAAGATTAGGTGGTTCAATGGCTTACAATACTAGAATGAGAGCTACACCAAGTGTATCAAAAACAAACAATACAGGAACTGTAGATTCTGAAACAATTACAGATAGAGGTTATTCTGTTTTTGGTGAAAAAAGTAACAGAGGCACTACAACAAATGTTACAGATTTAGAATTTGATGCGGAGTTATAATGATTAATACAGTAGAAAAAAAATATAATGATGACAACACTTTTAACTATGAGGTTACTTATCAAGATGGAACTGCATGGACTGTTCCTCACGACACAGCAAACCGACACTACCAAGAAATACTTGAGTGGGTATCGGAAGGAAACACAATTACAGATAAGGGAGGTTCATAATGGGCTATTTAGGCAATCCAATAGTACAAGGTAATTTTTCTCAGATTGATGATTTGAGCGGAAGTTTTAATGGATCAACAACACAGTTTACCATACAAGTAGGTAGTAATACTCAGATTATTGGTAGCTTGGCACAATTACTGATTCATATTAATGGAGTGTATCAAGTACCGGGATCCGCGTTTACTGCAGGTTCTTCCAGTGGTACCATCGCTTTCACCGCAGCTCCTGCAAGTGGTGCAACCTTCTCTGGTATCATTTTTGGTGATACATTTGATGTAGGTGCCCCTACAGACGCAACGGTGACCGCGGCCAAATTAACAAGTATTAATGGTGCGTACAGAAATGTACAAACATTAACAGGAGGACTTTCTATTGCAGCATCTGAAAATGCGAGTATAGTAGGTCCTGTAACAGTGTCCTCAGGACAGACAATTAACGTAGCCAGTGGTGGAACGCTGGTCATATTATAAGGAGTAAACAATGGCAGATTGTTCACAAGCAATACAATCAATCGGTTCCTATCAGTTCGTCATCTCAGGTGATGTAAAGACAGAAGCTGATTTTAATGCTAATGTCAAATGGGTGTCTGGCGCTGACTCCAACGGAACTGCTATTTTTGGCTCTAAACCTGATGCAGTGACTTGGACAAAAGTTAAAGCCGACATGGACAAACAAGATGCGTTCGTTAATCAAAAAGCAATTAACGCAACAGCACAAGCATATTTAACATCTACTGATTGGTATTCAATCAGAGCAGCAGAAGGCGGAACAGCTATGCCTGCTGATGTGAAAACAAAAAGAGCTGAAGAACGCGCTAAGATTGTGTCATACGCAAACTTTAGCGGATAGGAGTAAACAATGGCATCATTAAGCACAAAGATAAAACTTTACTGCGCAGCTAACTCGAAGACTGTAGACTTTACAAAAGATGTTTTACTTCAGGATGATTCTGATGGTAAAGGTCCCTACATCAAGGAATGGAATATTTCTGGTTTGGACAAACCAACAGCAGATCAACTCGCTGCACAAGAAGCAGCAGGTAACACTGAAGAAAAAAACAGCACTGTAAGAGCTACACGTAGAGCAGCGTACGGTGATATCGGTGAACAGCTCGATGAAATCTATAAAAACATCGATGCGTGGAAAACCAGAATTAAAGCTATTAAAGACGCAAACCCTAAATCATAAGGAGTATTGAGTGGTATCGCAGTTAAAAGTCAATGAAATTATAAAGCAGTCAGGCTCATCAATTACGATTGGTGAGAGTGGAGATACTGTGCAATTAGGAACTGGGGCAACACAGAGTGGTTTTGGTGGAACAAACACACCTAGTTTTTATGTAAGACTATCTGGAAACTTTGACTTAACTAACGATACTTTTGTTAAAGTTCCGTGGGATACTGAGCAATTTGATACCGATAGTGCGTTTGCCTCCAACAAATTTACAGTACCTGCAGGCGAAGGTGGTAAGTATATGTTTATTGTTCATGCTTTTTTAGGAAATCAGTTAGGTTTATATAATATAAAATTATATAAAAATGGTTCTGCTATATCTCCAAACACTAACTTTGCACATCAAAATAGAGCAGCATCAGATGCTGATATGTCTCAAGTATCTATACAAGTACAAGATTTAAGTGCTGGTGATTATATAGAAGTATACATACAAACAACTGCTGGAAGTAATGGTGATGTATTATCATCAACCAGTTTTTTTCAAGGGTTTAAATTAATATAGATGACCAGTAAGCTTAAAGTAAATATACTCGCTGACGGTGGTGATAATGCCATTATGACTTCTGATGGGTCAGGCACATTAACACTGAATAATGCTGCGTTGAAAAATACTCCAGCTTTTTTAGCAGTAAGAGATAGTGGTAATGTAACCCCAAGTGCTAACACTTGGACTAATTACACATTTAATACTGCGCATATTAATCTTGGTAGCGGTTTTAGTACATCAGATGGATACTTTACAGTTCCCAGTGGTGGTGCAGGTTATTATTTTTTTGCATCACAATTTTTTGCTTCAGAAATAGACACTAACGAACTAGCACAAATTAGACATGGTTTTGACATTGGTAGTGCTGGTAGTTTTACAAGCAATACTGCGAGAACAAGAATAGGTAAACTTAGAGGATATGAATCAAATTCAGGTGAAGCTCCTCAAGTACACACCTTTGCACAACTTAATGTCGGTGATAAAGTAAATACTCAAGTTTATGTGGAGAGTGGTTCTATTTACGCAAACAATGATATAAATTATTTTATTGGATATAGGTTAATAGGAGCATAACATGGCATTAAATACATTACCCGCAGCAGCTTTTGCAGATAACGCAATCAGTTCTGATAAAATTAATTTAGCTAACAACTTTGCTTTTACAGGCACAGTTACTGGTGCCTCTGGAATGGATTTTATTCAACAATTTACTTGGACAGGTGTTGATAATTTTCAAATCGCAAGAACCTTTAGCGATTACGAAGTTTACAAATTATTTTTCTATGACGTACAGTTCACCCAAGACGATGTTAATTTAATTTTCGATGTTAGTGCAGACAGTGGTTCTAGCTATGCAGCATACAATAAGAGAACGACAGGTCTGAAAAATAACAGAGGTGCCTCAGACAATAATTTTAGTAGTTCATTATATGGTGCAACTGGCACGGCTGCTCAAACAATTGCCGTCAACTGTGGTGGTAATGACACTGCTGAAACACACAACTTTGAAGCTACTTTTTATAATCTTAATCATGCTAATCGGTACACTAATATTTTTTTCAACAACTCATTTTCAAGAACAGGTGATTATAGTGAGATGGGTTTAGTGCATATGATGGTTTTAGGAGACGTTGCGATAAACGCACTTAAATGGACAATATCTGGCAGTGGCAATTTCGGTGGCACAGCAGAACTATACGGAGTAAAATTAACATAATGCCAAGATATAAAAATATAAATGGTGTAAAAATTCAATACACTGCTGAAGAGGAAACAGCAAGAGACTTAGAGATAAAAGCATGGGAAGATAGTGCTTTAGATAGAGCACTTATTGTATTAAGAGATAAAAGAAATGGTTTATTAACAGAAACAGATTGGTGGGGTGCCTCTGATAATACTATGACAGACGCACAGAAAAAATATAGACAAGATTTAAGAGACCTTACTACAGGATTAGACACAGTAGAAAAAGTAAACTCAGTAACTTGGCCGACTAAACCAGGAGCGTAGCCATGTTATTTGGTTTTGACGCTTTCGCATCGTCACCGTTTTCCGCACAAACGGATTTAAATAAAGTTTTTGTATCGGGTAATGCCGTTACAAGTGCGATTGGTAATATTACACCCATCGGTAAAAGTAAGGTTATCCTTACAGGTAACGCTGTTACCGCTTCTGTCGGTACAGTCATTCCAACAGATTTTGCTTTTGTAGACGTCACCACGAACCTCGTCACAACAGCCACTGGCACGGTTACCATTATTGGTAAAGCCAATTTCTCGGTTACCGGAAATGCTGTTACAGGTGCGATTGGAGACGCTACACCAAAAGCAGGAGCACGTGTTGTTCTATCCACAGCAGGTGTTGGAACTTCTGCTATGTCTTTCAATGGTGCTACTATCATTGGTAAGGCTGTGGTTCTACCAACAACAAACCTTGTAACAGGCGCTACAACTGCAGCTGGTGTCATTACTTGGAACCCAGTTGACCCTGGGGCTACACAAGATTGGACAGAAATCAATCTAGGAGCAAGTCAAACATGGACAAACGTCGAAACATAATATAAATTTGGAGGCAATATGGCATCAAGTTATTCAACATCACAAAAATTTGAACTCATCGCAACAGGTGAAAAAGCAGGTCTTTGGGGAACTGTTACTAATACTAATTTAGAACTAGTCGAACAAGCGGTTGGTGGTTATGTATCTATCAATGTGGCTTCTTCTGATCAAGCATTAACAATCAGTAATGGTGCATCGTCCGATGGACGAAACATGATTATCAAGCTAACAGGAACGTTGGCCGCGAACCGTAATGTGACTGTTCCTGATTCCATTGAAAAGATGTATCTCGTTGAAGATGCAACGACTCGAAGTTCTAGTCATTATACATTAACTTTTAAAACAGCATCCGGCACAGGTATTACAATGCCTGTCGGTTCTAAGATAGTAGTCTATTCAGACGGCACCAATATTAATTTAGTTAGTTTACAAAAGGGATATAACTCTCTTTCTAGCGCATACACAGCCGTGGATGGTGATCAATTAATTATTGATACCAGTTCTTCTGCTTTGACTATGACTCTTCCAGCATCTCCTGGTGTTGGTGATGAAGTTACTTTTATTGATGCCAAAGGAACCTTTGGCTCTAACAATCTTACCGTCGGTCGAAACAGTTCTAATATCAATGGCTCTGCTTCTGATTTAACAGTATCAACAAACGGAGCTGCTTTTACATTAGTTTTTTTAAACGCGACTCGCGGTTGGGCATACAAAGATAAAATTTAAGGAGGGTAAATGGCTCTCATTACCTTAGACTTTTTACCTGGGATAGACAAACAGGACACCACGAAAGGTGCCGAACGTCGATTTGTGGATTCTAATAATGTCCGCTTTCGTTATGGTCTACCAGAAAAAGTTGGAGGTTGGTCTTCTCTTCTACCAGACAAAATTGTCGGTGTTGTTCGAGCACAACATCCTTTCACAGATTTAGATGGCAATCGATACGTGGCCCTCGGTACAGATAAGTTTCTTTTATTGTACTTTGAAGGTCAGCTTTTTGATATAACACCAATAAAAAGTTCTCTGACATCATCGACAATGGCAACCGTTAATACTTCTACAACGGTAACAATTACAACAACATCTGCTCACGGAGCGTCGACCGGGGATATTGTACAATTAGATGCAGTGACTCTACCAAGTGGCACTGGACTTAGTGCTTCTAACTTTGAAGATAAAAAATTTGAAATAACATCTGTACCGTCAACGACAACTTTCACCATTACTTCTTCTGCAGCTGCAACCGCTACTATATCAACAGGTGGTTCAATGACTTGTAAAATGTATGAAGTTGTTGGTCCTCAAGAACAAACATACGGTTATGGTTGGGGTGTTGGTAATTGGGGTGGTACGGTTGACTCTGCTACAGTCACAACAGTAAATGAAGCATTGGATGCAAGTGAAACAACAATTACATTAACGAGTGCTACAGCTTTTCCTACTGCGGGTACTATCTTAGTAGATTCAGAATTAATTACTTATACTGGTAAATCAACGAATGATTTAACAGGTTGTACGAGAGGAGCTCTAGGCACGACTGCAGCGACTCATGATAACGGAGCAACTGCCACTGATGCCTCTGACTATAATGGTTGGGGTGTTGCAGTAGGTGCTTCTTTTGTTTCTTTGGAACCAGGACTCTGGTCTATAGATAACTTTGGTGAAGTTTTAGTAGCTACAATTGCAAATGGCAAAACCTTTACATGGAATGGTGGTGCTTCTGATGCAACATCAAATAGAGCTTCAACAAGTACATCTGGTTTTTCTACTTCTAATAATCCTACCGCAACAAGAGTTAGTTTGATATCACCTACAACAAGACATTTAATTCACTTTGGTACAGAAACAACTATAGGTACAGCAACAACACAAGACGATATGTTTATTCGTTTTTCTGATCAAGAAGATATTAATACTTTTATACCTTCTGCTATCAATGCAGCAGGTACACAACGATTGCAAGATGGAACTAAAATCGTTGGTGCTTTGAAAGCAAAAGAAACAATTTTGATATGGACCGATACTGCTTTGTATACTATGAAATTTATTGGTGCACCTTTTACATTTGGTTTTGAACAAGTAGGTACCAACTGTGGTTTGATTGGTAAGAACGCAGCTGTCGAAATAGATGGTGTTGCGTATTGGATGAGCAACAATGGTTTCTTCTTATTCGATGGTACAGTTAAGTCACTGCCTTGTTCTGTTGAAGACTTTGTATATGATGATATTGACTTAACCAAAGGACAACAAATTACTGCAGGTGTAAACAATTTGTTTACAGAAATTGTTTGGTGGTATCCCGCATCTGGTCAAAGTTTTAATAATAGATTAGTAGCATACAATTATCTCGAATCTTTAGGAGCACAAGTTCCTGGCGGTATTTGGTACACAAGCACTGAAGGCCGTACATCATGGATGGACTCTTCTATTTATCCTAAACCTTATGCAACTTCTTTTGCTTCTAGTGAAACAGGTACGTTTCCAGTCATTCAAGGGAATACAGGATTAGGGGCAACAACGTATTTCGAACATGAAATAGGTGTTAATCAAGTCAATATTGACGGATCGAGCACCGCGATTAATGCTTTTGTACAGTCTTATGATTTTGATTTAGAAGGACAAGGCACAGAAGGAGAACAGTTTTTAGCTGTTCGACGATTTATTCCTGACTTTAAAGTTTTAGAGGGAACAGCCAAAGTAACGTTGGCCGTGAAAAGTTTTCCTTCTCAAGAAGAATCAACAACAGGTTTAAGTCCATTTTCAATTACATCATCAACCACTAAAAAAGATACTCGAGCTCGTGGTCGATATGTCAATATCAAAATTGAAAACGATGACGTTGATCAAAACTGGCGATTTGGTACATTTAGTTTAGATGTGCAACCGGACGGGGGTAGATAATGGCAAAAATAAATGTTAAAATACCAGAACCGAAAGAAGATTACGATGTATCAAACCAAAAACAAATAAACAGAGCGATTGGTATTATTATTGAACAATTAAACTCTACTTATTTAGACGAACTAAAACAAGAAGCAGAACGTTATACATGGTTTAAATCTTCAGGAAGTACAAGTTAATGGCTAATATTTATAAAAATGCACAGTTTGATTTAACAAGCACTGACGTCACTGATGTTTATACTGTACCATCAAACTCAAGAGCAATTATTCAAAATATACACATGGCAAACATAGGATCAGGAAACGTTGTAGTTCATGCACATCTATATGACAGCTCTGTAACAACACAATTCACTTTTGCAAAGCATACTATCGCTGCAAATGAATCACAAAGTATATCAGATGGTTCTATTGTTTTAGAAGAAAATGATGTATTAAGAGTACAAGCAGCTAGTGCTAATGATATTGAAGGCACTTGTGCAATATTAGAAATAAATAGAGATTAAGGAGGTAGTATGTCTTTTTTAGAACCTGGTGGAAAAGTATCGGTTGTTAAAGATGGTAAAACCGTTGAAGAGATTGATGTCGAAACAGAAGTTACTCTTATAAATACTAAAACTAGTAAAGAGTATAATTCAGATAAAGAAGCTGAAGATGATGTAAATGATGTCAACACAGATACAAAACAAGAAGATTTAAGTAGAACTGTCAAGATTAGAATAGCTAAAATGCCAGATATTTTAAGCGACTCCAGCTCTTGACACTATGTCAGATATCGGTAAATTATACGATATTACCGTAGCTTATGGACTTTATAAGTTGTTTCCTCGCTACAAAGATCACACGTTCGAGGACGTGCTTCAACATATAGCCCCATCTGTTAGTATGAATCAGTATAAGATTCACTATAGAAATGAGCTACCTTATGCCTTTACAAACTGGGCATTTTTAAATGAGGATGCAGAAAAACGATTTATGACAACCGCCGAATTAAACCCTGAAGATTACAACAGTGGAGACATTCCCTGGCACATTGATACAATTTGCGTTGATGATGTGAAATCTGTTATGAAATGGACAAAACAATACTTTACTAATTTACTTGGATGTAATAAACCTGTAAAATGGTTGAGAATAACTGATGATGAGGTTATCACAAGAGTTGTAACAAGATATACAAAGGAACATTATGGGATCAATAAGTAAAGCAGTTAGAAGAATTATACCAAAAGAAATACAACCTATTTTACCTATCGCAGCTTCTATGTTTGGTGGTCCTCTTGTTGGAAAATTTTTAGGTGGAGCTCTTGGAACAGGTATCATGAGCACTTTAGGAGGTAAAGCCTTAGCTTCTGGTTTAACATCAGCTGGTGTTGATTTATTAACTAAAGGTAAAGTTGATCCAAGAACCGCAGCCGTATCTGCTTTAATGGGGGGCGGTGGACAATATTTTAAAAACGTTGGACAAAGTGGACAGTTTTTAGGAATGGATCTGGGTGACAAAGCAAAAAGTGCTTTTACTGATGCCGGTACACTGTTAGCTCCAACAGAAATAAGCGGAGATGGAAAATTTAAACTAACAGAAGGAATTGGTGAAGAAGAAGTTTTAAGTAGCCTTGGAAAAAGTGCAAGCGCTGCTGCAACAGCAGGTGGAACAATATCCGCGTACGACGCAGCAGAAGAAGCTAGAAGAAAATATGAGGAAGAAATGGCCGGTCGAGAAGCTGATTCCGCTGCGGACAGACAATCAAGAATAGATTATATTTCAAGATACATGGGTATGGCAGGATTCAGTCAATCTGAAATTGACGATGCATTATCTCGTTATGGATATAAGACCGGGGGCCGCGTTGGTTTTTCCAGTGGTGGTAGTGGAACATTAGGTGATTCCATGCAAGACATGAAAATTCTTATAATGAAAAATCAAATTATAGACGCCGGTGGCGGTGGTTTCGGTGGAAAAGATTTAGATGATAAAACAGACGATGAAATTATAGAAATATACGAAGGTTTATTTGGTCAGGGCAAAGCAAACGGCGGACGTATTGGGTATAAAATAGGTGGTTCTACGGTAACTAACTTTTTAGCCAAATTTGGTATTGGTAGACCTACTGAAGAAATTATGCAAAGAATGTTTGAAGAACGTAAAAAAGAAATACTTAGTGATATGTTTGATGCCGAAGCGGGAACCGGTGCTTATAGTATGGAACAAATGCAAAAAGCAGATGAAATGGCTACCAAACAAGCCATGCAAGAATTAGAAGAATATAAAATGCGTATTGGTATGGAATTAGATAATCCTCCAGAGGGTTCTGTGAGTGATGATATGATTGATCAGATTATGGAACCACGAGAAGAAGGTCGTGTTAAAGAAGCTATGGGCGGACGTATTTACAAAGCAGACGGTGGTATTATGAACTTAAAAACAGGTGGTATGCCAGCTGAAATGGATTTAAGACCAGGAGGTTTTGTACCGATTGGTGTTAAAGAAAAAGCCGACGATGTTCCTGCAAGATTATCAAAGAACGAATTTGTTATGACCGCTGATGCAGTGAGAGCTGCCGGTGGAGGAAGTGTTAACAAAGGGGCAAAAAGAATGTATGATTTAATGCACAAATTGGAGGCTAGAGTCTAATGCCAGACGAAACTATTACCACGACGAAACCCGCGCCGTTTATAGAGGCGGCGGGAACAACACTGACAGAAAGACTGATGCCTTTACTGAATCCTGCTAACGCTATGGATACAGCTTCTTATGCTCCAACCGTTGCTGCGCAAGACCCGTTACAACAACAAGCATATCAACAAGCCGCGGGCCTTGGATCATTTGAACCTTTTCTAGCTCAAGCCGGTGCCGAAGCCACAGGAGCACAACAATTTGTAGGACCACAAGCGTATCAAGAATTTATGTCTCCTTATCAGCAAGAAGTTATTGATACTTCTCTTGCTGCATTACAAAGAGAACGAGATGTTGCTAGACAACAAATAGGAACACAAGCAGCACAACTAGGTGCTTTTGGTGGTGGTCGTCAAGCCGTTCAAGAAGGTGTTTTTGATGCGGAAACTGCTATGGGTAAAGCTCAGTTAGAAGGACAACTTCGAGCTCAAGCTTTTCAAAATGCACAGCAACAAGCTGCTCAAGCTTTTGGTCAACAACAAGCTTTGTCAACACAACAACAAGGATTAGCACAATTAGCGCCACAATTAGCGCAACAAGAAATCACTGCATTACAACAATTAGGCACTGGTCAACAGGCTCAGTCACAAGCAATTCTAGATGCTCAAGCTCAGGCCGCAAGAGAAAAAGCTTTTGAAGAACAACAAAGATTAGGTTTTGTAGGACAACAATTAACAGGATTAATCGGTGGATATCCCGCACAACAAACATATCAAACAACAACACAGCAACCACCTAGCCCTTTACAAAATATTTTAGGTATTGGAGGAGGTATCGCTAGTATCATAGGAGCGATGAACACATAATGAGTAGAACTTTAAGAAGACCAATGTTTAGAGGTGGCGGCAAGATCGAGAGCCGCGGAACGGGGATTACATCTGGATTAGACGATAGACCGGGGTACTCGAACGGTGGTGACAGTGGTATAGATATGGGTCGTGTGCAATCCGAAGCAGAAAAATTATTAGAATTACAAAAATCTATGGGTCTTTTTGATCGACCAGAAACAAAAACAACTTTTGGTTTAACAAGACCGGAACTTCTTAATCTAGCGCAAAGATCTTTTGAATTTGCTACCAAAGGTGGTGATGAAACTTTTGCACAAAAACTAGCCGGATCTGCTTCAGATGCGCTTGGTGACATATCAGCAAGTATGCAAGCTAGAAAAGACAAAACAAAAGAAGCAGACCTTAGAGATTTAGCTATTAAAGCAGGAAACATTGAAGCCGCTTACGAACAACTTGGAAAAGAAGCTTTGAAAAAAGCAGAAACTACTGGTGCAGGTTATCAAATAGAAAGAAAAATTGAAATGATAGGTGAATTAACAACTGATATTAATGAGTTAAATAAAAATTTATCACTTAGTGAAGGAGATGAAAGAGAAGAAATTAAAAGACAAATAGATTTAAAACAATCACAGTTATCTGTTTTAACTGAAAGTGATCCTATCATGGAAGCGTTCTTGAAATCTGATGAAGGTAAATATTTATTTGGTGATGTTGCAGAAATGTTAGAAGAAAATATTAATCCTGCAACAGGTGAAAACTGGAATCCTACAGATACAGGATACTATGCGGAAGTCATGAGATTAGTAAAAGAAACATTAGGTTCTTCTTACAAAAAAGGTGGTCGAGTAAAGATGGAAGAAGGTGGTATGACCACACAAGCAACTCCTGTGAAAGAAGAAACAGCTACACAACAAATTGAAAATTTATCTTTTGGAGATTTGAGATCCAGACTTCCACAAGAAATTACTAATGATATTGTAATGTTAATATCACAAAGCAATCAAGCTTTATCCGACTTTGCAAATATCAGAACACAATCTGATGTAGACAGCTTCAATAAAAGATACAACGTAAACCTAGTTCTACCTCAGGAGGAGTAAAATGTCTTTTGTAAGAAGACTCGGTGATAAATATCAAATCACTGCTCAAAATGTTAAAGACGCAACAAAAGATCAATTAAATCCCGAACCAGAAAAAAAAATTTTCAGTTGGAAAAATTTTATAGAGAATGTTAAAGAATTACCTAATCCATTAAATCCTCTAGAGGTCAGTGGTATTACATTTGCTAAAGAAGAACTTGAAAAAAAATTAGAAGAAGAAGGAAAATTAAATGAGCAAGATGCTGATAGTTGGATAGATGAAGTCAGAAAAGGTATCAACGCTGGTCAAGCAAGAGTAGCTTACAGCTTTGCAGATTTATTGTTTGGTGGAGTTGATATCGCATTAGACACAGAACTTACAAAAAAAGTAGATGAGATATATAATAATTACAAACCAGAACAACCAGAAGATGCAGTAGGGGATATCACTTCTCTCTTAGTTGAATATGGATTACCTGGTTCTGTTGTATTAAAAGTTGGAAGCAGAGCTAAAAAATTAATACCTGGTGCAAGTAGATTAGTAAATTATTTATCAAAAAATAAATTTACAAATGTAGCACAAAGAGCGATTGGTTTTGGTTCTTTGGGTGCCGCTACAGATTTTATTGCTAGTGGTCCTGATGCACCTGTTCCTTTTAGAGAAGAAAAATTAGTAGATACAGAAGGTTTGGAGGGAAGAGAATTAGCTGCAGCTAGATTAAAAAATAGATTATTATATGGACAAGAAGGTTTTGTTTTAGGTAGTGGTATTTCTTTAATGGGAAAACCCGCAGCGATTGGTTTTAAGTATGGTTTATTTAAACCTGCTGCAAAAGTAGCGGGTATAGGTTTAAAAGCAGCAGATACTTTAGTTATCAGTCCAGCTTCTTATTTATTATCAAAAGATCCTGTTGTCATACCCACAATTTCTAAAGGCATTAAAGCAGGAGGAGAAGTTTTTTTAAAGAAGATATTAGCTCCTATTGCTGTTAGAAAATTACCTTTTACAAAACTACCTCCATTTCAACAATGGAGATTATTTTCTATACAAAGTGCTGATCCTTTAAAAGCAAGACTAAAAAAACTAGACGATTTTTTATCCGCTTTTCGTTCTGTGGGTAAAGAAACAGGAGAGCAGTTTAACTTAACTTCAGGTGCTGCAAGATATATCAAAGGTCAATCAAGAAAAATAGAAAAATATTTAGAGTCAATAGAAAAGAAAGCTTATAACTTAGCTAAATCTTTTAATAACCAATATGATAATGCAACAAGTTCTCCGGCTCAACAAACACAATATTTAGACTATGTCTTAGAGTATTTAAAAGGACAAAGACAGTTAAATAGTTTACCGGAACAATTAAGAGGCACTGCTAAAAATCTTAACGATGAGTTAATAAAAATAAAGCAAACCTTTGGAGATGCCTTACCTGAAGGTGATTTAAAAACTTTTATTTTAGATAATGTTGCTGGATATATGAGAAAATCTTTTAGTATATTTACTAATTCATCTTACAAACCCCCGGAAGAAACTTTTAACAAAGCAGTTAGTTGGGTCACACAAAATGTTGTTCGAAAAAACAAAGATTTAGTCGAAGCTGCTGTTAAATCTAACCCTGACTTACCTGCGGAAGAAGCATTGAAAGACTATGCTGAAATTTTAACACAAAATATTTTACAGCAAGGTAAAACAAACGCTGACGATCCACTAAAAACATTACAGTTTATCGCAAAAGATATTTTAAGAAGTGATGAATTTTTAAAAACAGGAGATGAATTACCTGATGTCATCAAGCAATTATTAGGTGAAGAAAAAAACTTAAAATCTTCTGTTCTACAAACAGTCACTGGTATGATTACAAGTACAACCAATAAAAAACTATTTGATCAGTTAGCAGAACTAGGGAAAAGACAAGGATGGTTGTTCGAAACGAGAGCCGCGGCTCGTGCATCAGGAATTTTAGATGCTAAACAAATTGTACGATTACCGGGTTTGGGTTTATTACAAAGTAATGATTTAGGAAAGCTTTATGCTTCTAATGAATTAGCTGAAGCGCTGAGAGGTAGTAAAGGATTTTTAGATAAGTTAATGCAAAACAGTTTATATAATTTAGCACTTCAAGGAAAAACTTTAGTTCAGTTTGGTAAAACAGTTCTATCTCCAGCCACACAAGTTCGAAACGTGACTTCTGCGAGTTTCTTTCCTTTAGCTAATGGACATATTGGTGGTATGGGTTCTGTTCCTAATGCTTTGAAAATGGTGTTAGATGATATCTTTGGAGCAGGAAAAGTATTAAACGAAAAAGAATTAATTGATAATATAAGTAGAAAAATAGAATTAGGTGTCATTGATGAAAACATCGTGGCCTCTGAATTACAAGCTGTTCTAAAAGAAATTAAATCAGGAACAATTGATAACACAGATACAATTATTAATAAATTAGCCAACACTAAATTTATGAAAGACGTTACTAGGGTCTATGCTGGTGGTGATAATTTATGGAAGTGGTATGGTCATGAGTATATGAAATCACAATTAAAAAGTGTTTTCAAAACAACAGACGATGTAGCCGCTTGGTTCAAAGAAATTGTTGGAAGAGAATATAATGTTGTTGGAAAAAATTTAGATGAAGCGATTGAAGAAGCTGCTGCTTGGTATATTAGAAATACTTATCCAACTTATAGTAAAGTTCCAAAAGTTATTCAAAATTTAAGAAAACTTCCTCTTGGAAACTTTGTATCGTTTCCTGCGGAAATGATTAGAACAACTTACAATATATTAGAATTATCAATGAGAGAGATTGCATCAAAAAATCCTAAAATGAGACAGATGGGATATCGTCGATTGTTTGGAGCAGGCACTGTTTTAGGTGGAGCAGATGCAGCTGTATCTAAAATAGCAGAGCAGTTTAGTGGTGTTACTGATGAAATGATTGATGATTACAAAAGAGATTATGGAGCTAGTTGGGAAAAAAACTCAAATTTAATTCCTATTAGCAAACCAGAAAAAGGTTTATTTAAAATGATAAACTTTTCTTATTTTAGTCCTTATGATGTTGTAACTGCTCCTTTTAGAGCCATGACAAACATCCTTAAACAAAGAGAAATATCGCCTAAAGAAGCACAAGATAGTTTGTTATATGAATTTGTTACAGGTCCTATCAATCAATTAATTAGTCCGTTTGTTTCTGAATCTATTTTATTTGAAAAAATAGCTGATGTTTTACCTGCTGGTTATGGTGTTGGTAGTCGAGGTGGTGTTACAAAAACAGGAACAAAAATATATTCTGATAGTGATGATGGATCTGATAAAGTAATAAAATCTCTAGGACATATTATCGAAGGTATTGAACCTGGTGCAACAAGGACCTTTAGAAGAATAGGTCAAGGTTTTACTGGCGCCAAAGACTATGATCCCTTTGTGGAATTAACAAACTTATTTACTGGTGTACGTGTTATTGATGCGGACATTCAAAAAACATTGAACTATGTTTTGACAGATTTTAACAGAATACAAAAAGAAGTATTTGAAACAGAAGACTTTTATTCTACAGATAATTGGCCTACAAGAGATCCTTCAGAAATGGTTAATGACTTTATTAATATTCAGAACGAAGCTTTTAGACAACAATTACAAATTCATCAAGCAATAGAAACAGCTAGAAAATTTGGTGTATCAGATAGAGATTTAAGAAAAATTATGAAAGACAGAAAAATATCTGGTAAAAGAATCAATAATTTATTAAAAGGTAGATTCACTCCAGTTAATTACAGTTCTGGATTGTTTAGAAAAAAGATAAAAGAACTTAAAAGATTAGAAAAAAAGAGAGATGTAGAAATCTTTACAAGAGAAAAAGATAGAAATTATTATTACCCTAGAAGAGATTTAGATAACGTAATTAGAAATTTTGAACGTAAAAAATTTGAAATAGAAGTTCCACCTACAGAAAAGCAAGCAAGTTTATCTTTGATACCTAGCGCTAATGCTCAAGTTGCAGAAACAGAGATACAAACTCCACCGCTACCAGCAACACCCAGTCCGGATGTAGCATCAACAACAAATTTAGCAAATGTTAATGTAGTCAATCCTGTAACAAAACTAACACAAGCTGAACAAACTCTACTATCACCAGGAGAACAAGCGATAGCACAGAGAATTAATAGGAGAGTATAATGAAACTATCACAACACTTTAGTTACCAAGAATTTATTAAATCACAAACAGCACTACGAAAAGGAATAAATAATGAGCCAGACGATACTCAGTTGTATAATATGAAAATGATTTGTTTAAATATATTAGAACCTATTCGAACAACATTTGATCGACCGGTTATTATTACATCAGGATTTAGAAGTGTTGAACTTTGTGAAGCGATTGGTTCTTCTAGTAAATCACAACATGCCAAAGGAGAAGCAGTAGACTTTGAAATACCTGGAGTCTCTAATAAAGAAGTTGCTGATTGGATAGATGAGAACTTACCTTACGATCAATTAATTTTAGAATTTTTTGATGGCAAAGATCCAAACAGTGGTTGGATACATTGCTCACACAAAGCAAACGATAACCGTGGTCAGTATTTAATTGCTTTTAAAAACAAACAAGGCAAAACAGAATACGCGTCGGCTATTTAATCCAGTCTACTAACTCTTCACCCATAATCTCATTAGCAATATCTATCTTGTTGCGTAATGCTTTGACGATTCTTTCGTCAACAGTTTTCTCAGAAATTAAATCTATGTAGGTAACAATATTTTTTTGACCAATTCTATGAGCTCTATCTTCAGATTGTAGTCTTTTTTCTAAGTCATAGTTGTTCGAATAGTAAATAACAGTGTTTGCAGCAGTTAAGGTGATTCCATAGCCTCCGGTTTGTGTGTTTCCAACAAAATACCTTGTATTTCCGTTTTCAGCTTGATACAGAGCGATATTCTTCTGACGTGTGTTTGCATCAATAGCACCGTAATATGCAACTGTAGAGTCATTTCCGTAGGTTTTTTTTAAGACTTCCACAATTTTTTCTATGTCATGTACATAATTTGCCCAGATAATAACCTTACCTTCTGTTTCTTCTAAAATTGATAGTAGTTCATTCATACGATTGCTTTTCACTTCAGTGACAGTGCCATCATCAGCTTTGAAATGACCACAAGTAATTTGATGTAGCCTCATCATCTGTGTAATAACATTTATGGTGCTCATTGTTTTACCTTTGAGCTCTGCCATAGCTGCAGCTTTCATGGATACATATAATTTTTTTTGCTCATCAGTTAATTCTACTATTCTTTTGACAAAAGTTTTTTCTGGTAAATCTAAACAATCTTTTTTTAAGACACGATAAGAAAACTTATCAAGGCTTTCTGATAGTTCATCCAGTCTTCGATAGGACCCAACAATTTGTACGCGACGGCCACCAAAGTTTCGTTCGACCATGTGCGCGTATCGTGAGCGGAAAGCATAATAAGATGTAAATCCTAAATGCCATTCATCTAAAAAATAACATTGTGAATATAAATCCAGCGGAGACTTTGTAACAGGCGATCCGGTGAGAATTCTACGATACTTTGCTAAATCCCTAAGTTTTAAAATACTCTTGGTTCTTTTGGCTGTCGGATTTTTGATTGTCGTAGACTCATCAATTCCTATTAGTGATCGCCCAACTGTAGTGTTTAAAAATTTCTCTGCGAAGTCAATACCTTTATTAGTAGAAAACGCTTCTACATTCATAATAAATATCTTTAACTTACCATCGTTTTGTGATAAAGAATCGAGCTCCGCTAACTTACTTTGAGTTAAACTAGGTTCCCATAAAACTGTTGTATGTTCTATATGTTCCGGTAAGTGAACAGGAACTTCTATTTCATACCAGTTTCTATAAACACCTTTTGGTGCAATAATTAAAACGTTTTGTATATCTCCTTTGTCATATAAAAGTGCTATATTATCTATTAATACTTTTGATTTTCCGGTACCCATTTCCATAAATAATGCAAATGTTTCTTGGTCCCAAGAACGTTGCAAAGCTTTCAATTGATGTTCGTATGGCTTTGTCTTAAATTTATAATGTTCAATCATAGTAAAATTCTTTCTTGACAAAAATATAATCATCACTATCTTAATTGTCAAGAAGGAAGAATAAAATGAAGAATAAAATATTTGAATTATATAAACCCAAAAGCTTAGAAGAGTTTTTGAAATTTAAAAAAGACAACCCTGAAGAGACTTTTGTGTACGTTCTTCAGCATCCCCCTGAGAATATCAATATTCTTAGTGCGTCTAACTTCGGCTATTTAGTTATCTGCTTACCGCAGCTATCGCAAATAGTTTTTAGTACAGGTCCTTTTGTTTTTAAAATGAGAAAAAACTTACAGGACTTTCGTGCCCAGGATTATATTCTGTGCACCGGTGATCCTGCTGTTATTGGCTTATCAACAGCTATTGTCAGTGATATCACTACGGGTAAATTTAATCTCTTGAAATGGGATAAAAGAGAGTTTAAATATTATCCATTAAGTATTGACTTATACAAGAAAGGATAAAGCAATGAGCGATCTTATGAAAGAGATGGAAAAAGACCAAGAGTCTTTTGCATCGAACACAGATAACATTCAACAGTTGGCATCAAAGTGTCAAGAGATGTTGGATTTAGATAAATTAATATCTGATAAAGAAGCAGAACTTAAAAGTCTTGAAAACAGAAGAGATGTTATTAGTTCGGAAGTAATTCCTAATCTTTTATCAGAACAAGGTTTAGCGTCTTTGAATATGCTTGACGGAAGTAAAGTGGAGGTTAAGAAAAAATTTAGCTGCACTGTCAAGGCTGATTCAGAACTTAAAGAAAAGGCGCATGAATGGCTTCGCAAGGAAGGCTTAGGTGACATTATTAAAAACAATGTTGCTGTGAGCTTCGGCACCGGCGAGGATAACAAGGCCGAAGAATTTCTAGGTCTTGCCGCATCAAGTGGATATGAACCCGAACAATCTCAAAAGGTTGAACCATCCACATTGAGAGCGTTATTCAGAGAGCGTGTTCAAAACGGGTTGGACATGCCCTCTGATCTCTTTAATATTTATATTAAAGATGAAACTAAAATAACCCGTAAAAAATAAAGGAACGAGAAACATGAAACAAGAAACGAAGACCGCGAATAGCGTAGACGTAAAAAAAGACAACTTGCCAATGGCAAGTATGTTTGAAAGCGATGCCCACAAAGGCATGGAACAAATGGGGGGCGATGACTTAGCTCTACCTTTCATAAGAATCTTAGGTGATTTATCTCCGCAAGTTAAGAAATCTAAGGCTGAGTATGTGGAAGGTGCAGAACCTGGTATGCTCTTTAATACAGTTTCCAAAGAACTGTATAATGGTGACAAAGGTATCACAGTGGTACCTTGTTATTATAAAAGAGAGTATATCGAATGGTCCGATAGAGGTGAAGGACCTGGTGCTCCCATAGCTGTTCATCCTGCTAATTCTGATGTCATCAATACAGCCAACAGAGATGCAATGGGTAAAGATAGATTACCAAATGGTAACTATTTAGAAAACACTGCATCATATTATGTCATGGTATGTAGTGATGATGGAAGCGCAGAAACTGCTTTGATTACGATGAAGTCCACTAGTCTTAAAACAAGTAGACAATGGAACTCCATGATTAGTGGTATCAAACTTCAAGGAACAAACGGGAAGTTTACACCACCGATGTTTAGTCACTTGTATCAACTTAAAACAGTAGAGATGTCCAACAAAAAAGGTACATGGTCTACATGGTCAGTTGGTAAGGTTGGACCTGTTCAAGACATGTCAATCTATGAACAAGCAAAAAGTTTTGCTGAAAGTGTCTCTAAAGGAGATGTACAAGCGAAACACGGCGGTGAAGAAACAGAAGACAAAGTTCCCTTTTAGGGTCGCTCAACAGTGGGGTCTTAGGGCCCCACTAACATAGGGGATAATATGCGAGAAAGATTTAAAGAAATATTTCAAGGCTTCAATGAAGCTCATGGTTATACATACAAAACAGGTGAACGTGATGACCGTGGAAAAGAAAAAGTAAAATCGGGATTTGAAAGAAAGATCGTTACCGATGAATTATGGCAAAAACATTTAGACGGTGAACCACCGGCGCTAGGTATTATACCTATTAACGAAAACAATCAGTGTAAGTGGGGCTGTATTGATATTGATATTTATAATTTAGACCATAAAAAATTAATTCAAAAAATTCAAAAACATAATCTACCGATGGTCGTGTTTCGATCAAAGTCTGGTGGAGCACATGTATTTTTATTTGTAAAAGAGTTTGTATCAGCGAAGCTGATGAGAATAAAACTCAAAGCGATTGCTGATCTACTAGGTTATCAATCATCAGAAATATTTCCGAAACAAGATGAAGTGTTAGTCAAAGAAGGACACTTAGGTAGTTTTTTAAATCTACCGTATCACGGTGGTATCAAAAGCATGCGATACGCTTTGAATGAAAATGGAGACGCACTACAACTCGAAGAGTTTATTGAACTGTATGATCGTGTATCGCTGACCGAGGTTTCATTAGATGAAATAAAAATTGTCAAACCTAAAATTAAAGAAGTGTTTGAAGACGGGCCTCCTTGTCTTAATAAATTAGCAGAAGAAGGCTTTGGAGAAGGTAGTAGAAACAATGCTTTATTCAATATTGGAGTGTTCTACAAAAAAGTTGATCCAGATAATTGGAAAGATTTATTAGAAGAAGCAAACCAACAATACGTAACACCACAACTCAAAGCTGCAGAAGTTTTAGGTGTCATCAAATCTTTAGAACGAAAAGGTTATGACAAATATCGATGTAAAGACGCACCAATTAATTCTGTTTGTCAATCGGGTTTATGTAAAACAAAAAAACATGGTGTTGGTTTTGAGGATGAACAATTACCAGAACTAAAAAATTTAACAAAGATAACTTCTAATCCACCAGAATGGTTTTTAGAAGTCGACAGTAAAGTTATTAAATTAAAATCAGAAGAATTACATAACCCTAATATGTTTGCATTATGTTGTTTAGATCAAGCGAACATTGTTGTTGCAGGCGTACAACCAAGAGATTGGAGACAGGTCATACTCAAAGAGTTATTAGAAAATCTACAAGAGATAAAACCTTTGGAGTCATTAAATCATGACAATCAATTAGAAAATTTATTGTATGACTTTACAGTGAACCGTCCAGCTGCAAGAACCAAAGAAGACATGCTGAACAAAATGTCGTGGACCGATGATAATCATAGTCATTTTAGATTGGAAGACTTTTACAATTTTGCAAAAAGAAATAATTGGGAGTTAGATAAAACCAAGACAGGTAATTTATTAAAACAAGCAGGGGTATTTGTAGAAGAAGTTCGTATGACTTTGAAAAATCAAACACCTCGTATTGTTAAAATAAAAGCAATGAAGAAATCAGAACCTAGTATATCCGGAGTGAAGTATGCAGACGACCATTATTAGATGTATAGAGTGTGATAGAAAATATTCTCGCTCAATGGTTATTACTATTGAGAATGTTCTTCAACCTGGAAGAAAAACAAAAGTTGACGAACACTATTGCATCAAATGTTATAACAAGGAGCACTATGATAGAAAAGTGAGAAAAAGGTGAAAACGATAATACTAGGACCACCAGGAACAGGTAAGACAACAACTTTACTAAACTTGGTAGATCAGTTTATTCAACAAGGTGTTCGACCAAAAAGAATAGGATATTTTTCTTTTACCAAAAAAGCGGCTAATGAAGCAAAGCAAAGAGCTGTCGACAAATTTAATCTTGATGAAAAAGAAGATTTAATTTTCTTTCGTACTCTTCATTCGTTTGCTTTTCGATTTTTAGCAGCAACAAAAGAAGGAATGATGAGGCCACAGGACTACAGAGACTTTGGTATGAAGTGTGGTATTCCTATCAAAGCTGCAGCATATTCTGATGAAGACGGTATCTTTAATTCTGACAATGAGTATCTCAAAACCATTGAAAAAGCTAAGGTTAAAGGCATTTCTGTACTCGAACAATACGATCGAAACGAACATCTTTTAGATATTGAAAGAGACACTTTGTATTTGATTGACAAAGAATTATCTCGATACAAACAAGAAAGAAACATGAAAGATTTTACAGACTTACTATTGGATTTTATTGATAAGGATATGTCACCAGAGTTTGATGTTTTGTTTATTGATGAAGCACAAGACTTATCTTATTTGCAATGGCAAATGGTTCGCACGATGTGGAACAAATCAAAGAAAACTTATATAGCAGGGGATGATGATCAAGCAATCTTTCAGTGGGCTGGAGCAGACATTGATCACTTCATTGCATTGAAAGAAGAAGTCGATGAGATAAAAGTTTTAGAACAATCTTACAGGATACCTGGTGGACCTATTCATGAACTATCACAAAGAATTATTGCAAACGTTTCTAATCGATACGATAAAGTTTACAAACCCAGAGAAGAAACAGGTGTATTAAAATATCATAGTGATGTCACACAGGTTGACATGAGTGAAGGACAATGGTTGGTATTATCAACCGCACATTATTTTTTAGATGATGTTAAAGAGTTATGTGAATTACAAGGTTGGTATTATCAACATCGAGGAAAAAATTCTATATCACTAGAATTATTGCTGGCAATATCAAATTGGGAGTCATGGAGAAAGAAAGAACTTTTAACAAATTTAGAAATTAAAAGTATCTATTCTTATTTAGGTGCGAATGTTGCTCCAGGGTTTCGTGATGGTAAAACATTACATTCTAACACAAAGTATTATTTATCACAATGTCAAGAAGAACATGGCCTATTATCAGACAAAGTATGGTTTGAAAGTTTTGATAAATTAGATACAATGACAGAGAACTACGTTAGAAATATGAGAGCAAACGGGGAAAAGATAAATCGTAATCCTAGAATTTTATTATCTACGATACATGGAGCTAAAGGTGGTGAAGCTGATAAAGTTTTAGTGTTACCTGATTTAACCAAAGCTGCATTAGATCAAAGTGATAAAAGTCCAGATGAACTTCACAGATTATTTTATGTTGCAACGACGAGAGCAAAAAAAGAACTACACATTGTCAGTCCTAAAAATTATGAAAGGTCCTATTCACTATGAGAATAATATATCAAGATAAAAAACTATTAGTTTCTCTAACAGATAAAGAAGTTGATAAGTTTTATAAAAATAAACATTTTCCTGTAGAATTACCTATAGGTTCTTTGACGGTTTTGCATCAAGATATTAATAAAGCAATGAACCAATCTCATTTAGATAATTTGAAAGAACGATATTTTGACAAAAAATAGTTTACAGATACCCATGTTTTCTCCACAAACGGAGTGGACACCACCGGATGAACTAAAAGATTTATCACAAGCCAAAGAGATTGCGATTGACTTAGAGACAAGAGATCCAAATCTAACGACCCGTGGATCGGGGAGCGTTCGTGATGACGGAGAGATTGTCGGTATTGCTGTAGCTGTTGAAGGTTGGTCGGGATACTTTCCTATTGGCCATGAAGGTGGTGGTAACATTGACAAAAAAATTGTTATGGATTGGTTCAAAGATGTTTTGAAAACTCCGGCTACAAAAATATTTCACAATGCTATGTATGACGTATCATGGATACGTGCCTATGGTTTACAGATTAATGGACGTATTGTTGACACCATGATAGCAGGGTCTTTAGTCAATGAGAATAGACTGAGATATAACTTGAACTCTCTAGCCAGAGAATATGTTGGTGTAGGTAAAAATGAAAAGATATTATTTGAAGCTGCAAAAGAATGGGGTATCAATCCTAAAAAAGAAATGTGGCGATTACCGGCGATGCATGTCGGAGAGTATGCTGAACAAGACGCCGTAGCGACATTGAAACTATGGGAGCGATTACAACAAGAGATTACATCGCAAGATTTATGGGATATTTTTAATGTAGAAACAGAACTATTTCCTTGTTTAGTTGATATGAGATTTCAAGGAGTACGAGTAGACCTGGAGAAAGCTCACATTGTAAAAAAAGATTTAGTCAAAGAAGAAAAACAATTCTTACAAAAAATAAAAAAAGAAACAGGAATGAATGTAGAGATATGGGCAGCTACATCAATAGCTAAAGTTTTTGACAAACTCAAATTACCCTATGATCAAACAGCTACAGGAGCTCCTAGTTTTACCAAGAACTTTTTATCACAACATCCTAATGAAATTGCACAAGCCATTGCTCAGGCGAGAGAAATAAACAAAGCACATACAACTTTTATTGATACAATTTTAGAACATGAGCACAAAGGAAGAATTCATGCGGACATCAATCAAATACGATCTGATGACGGTGGAACGGTAACGGGCCGATTTTCTTATTCCAATCCCAATCTTCAGCAAATCCCCGCTCGAAGTAAGAAGATTGGTCCGTTAATTCGTAGTTTATTTTTACCAGAAGAGAACTGTATATGGGGTGCTTTCGATTATTCTCAACAAGAACCGAGGATCGTGGTTCATTACGCAGCTCTATCACAGCTACAAGGTGTTAGTGATATTGTGGACGCGTATCGTGAAGGTGATGCAGACTTCCATCAAGCAGTAGCAGAGATGGCTGACATTGATAGAAAAGATGCCAAGACAATTAACTTAGGTTTGATGTATGGCATGGGTAAGAATAAACTCATGGCAGAACTAGGATTGTTAGTCGAACAAGCAGAGAAACTGTTAAAAAAATATCATGAGCGAGCTCCATTCGTGAAACAGTTGATTGATGCTGTATCACGTAGAGCCCAAGAACGAGGACGTATTCGCACTATTGGTGGTCGTGTTTGTCATTTTGATTTATGGGAGCCGGCTAGCTTTGGTATTCATAAACCATTGGCTCACGCAGACGCACTAGCGGAACATGGACCGGGGATTAAAAGAGCATTTACTTACAAGGCTTTAAACAAACTCATTCAAGGTAGTGCTGCTGATATGACGAAGATTGCTATGGTCAAATTGTATCGAGAAGGGATTATTCCTATGATTCAAATACATGATGAATTGGATGTTTCTGTAGAAAACCCAGAACAGGCTCAGAAAATAATTGAGGTTATGGAAGAAGCTGTTAAACTCGAAGTCCCTAACAAAGTTGACTATGAAAAAGGACAGAGTTGGGGAGATATAAAATGAACTGTTGGCATTGTAATACACAATTAATATGGGGTGGAGATCATGATATTGGCGAAGAAGATGAAGAGTATCTTATTGTGACAAATTTAAGCTGTCCTAATTGTAAAAGTTTTGTAGAAGTATATTTACCCAAGGAGGACCATAATGAGCTTTCTAGTAGCGAACGTACCACCCACTAAAGTTTTTGTAAAAAAACAATATCTCTATGATCATCAAAAAGGTCATGGTGAATTTGTTGAAGGTATTTGGGTGACCTGTAAATCTATTGAAGGTCGAGCATTATATTTTGAAACATATCTACCAGAGTATGGAGCACTCTATGATAAGCTTCCTATCTCTGCTTTTGTATCAGAACCCACAGAATTAGATTTACCTTTAGAAGAATTAGAACTATGGGATGCTTTTAGTTATCATTTAACAGTGATTAGTAAATCGAGCATCGCGGGCTGTAAGGCAAAATACTTAGCGCCTTCAAAATCCTGGCACGCCGGAGAGTATTTATTTACAATTGATAATTGTCATTCTGATGCCAATACAATGAACAGTGGATATTCAGAAATGCCAGAAGAACACAAGTCGTTTAATATATTAGGATTAGACAATAAACATTTCGCAGCTCAACCAAATAATCGTTGTTTGTTCTTTGATAAATCACTGACACCGGCAGAATTAAAGACACCTGACTTCAAAGTTTCTACTATCGAATATAATGTCGAGACTGAAAGTAAGTGGACCGCGGGTGATGACACTAACTATTTTTATAATTTGAAAGAGAGTAAATAATGAGAGAAGAATTATACTTACGTCAATTAAAAGTTTTACACCGTGTTGTTAAAAACATACGAAAAAAATATCAAGGTGATGCCTCTAATAGAAGCCAAGAATTAATCGATGATCTTAATCGTATTGCCTTAGAAATTCACGATTTACAAAAAGACATAGAAAGTAACCTGTAAAGAGGGCCCGCCCTATCGGACGATAGGACGAGCAACAAAAGTGAAGAAGAACCTTCATTTTTTATTATATTTTTTTCTTTGTCAACTCTCTATTTTGTAGTATATTATCCCATATAATAATAAATAGAAAGAAGGTACAAGATGTACGTAATAGACAAACAATTAGAACGTGTAGCAGAAATGAAAGGCAAGACTCTTGCAGAATTTTTGAACGTTGTAATCAAACATGAGATTGGTGATTTTAGTTTTGCCAATACAGAACAAGAAGCAGGCAATATCATATTATCATTAATGAAGGAGAAGAAGAATGCCAGACACACAAAAATATAAATCGGTATCCGTACCAAATGAGACGTACAAAATTTTAGTTGATCTAAGCAAAGAAATATTTGAAGCGCCTTTGACAATATCAAAGACTATTGAATATCTAGCTCGCAAAGAAACTAAAAAGAAAAATGGCAAAAACTAAATTCAAATGTGGTGAATGCCAAGGACTAGGCTACATAGAAACAAGAAGGAATAAGAACGAGAGCGTTGTGTTGAAATGTTCTCGTTGTAATGGGAAAGGACATATCAAAGTTGAGCGACCTGTATTACATGAAAGTATCGTTGGTGATGATTACCGTCTTACTTATCACAAGAGTTGAAGCATGGCCACTAATCTAAAATCGATTAAAGGCATTAGTTCGGAGTTAATAGCAGCTGCAGAATATACCAAGAATGGTTTTTATGTTTCCCTATCATTGGACCCTTTGTGTCCTTTTGATCTTGTTGTCACGGATGACAAGGGAAATAGTTTTTTAGTAGATGTTAAAACCGAAAGCACTCGGAAAACAAAATCGGGAACGCATGATGAAGGTGGACGTATTTATCGTGCGCTATCCGAAGAACAAAAAGAAATGGGAGTACGCCTCCGGTATATTCCCTGGAAGGAGATAGATGGAAAAGATTAATGAATTTTATTATCCGACGTCGTTTGTTCGAAGCGACATGGAAGGTAAAGGCCGGACCTATGATGTCAAAGATCAGATAGCGTTGGCGAGTGTCACAACCATACTAGGAGAGACAAAAGACAAATCGTTTTTGAAAGAATGGCGGAAAAGAATTGGCGAAGAGAAGGCCAAGAAGATTGTAGCGGACGCCTCGAAACGCGGAACGTCGATGCACCATATCATTGAAGGGTGGGTATCCGGTCAACAGCACTTAGATTTGACTCCGATTGGTCAAAATGCTCATAGCATGGCAACACAGATCATAAAAAATGGTTTAAAGGACCGTCTAGAGGGGTATTACGGTATCGAGGCCCTGATGTATTACCCTGGATTGTATGCCGGTAGTGCTGATTTGGTCGCGAAACACGACGGTGAGATCACAATCATTGACTTCAAACAGACGAATAAACCCAAACGTGAAGAGTGGATCGAGGATTATTTTATGCAGCTATCGGCTTACGCTATGGCGCATGACTATATTTATGGGACCTCTATTGACAAGGCGATGATTATGATGTGTTCCGTTGACAATTATTATCAGGAGTTTATTATATCAGGTGCTCAGTTGAAGCATTATAAACATGAATTTTTAAGGAGAGTCGATCAATATTATGGCAATTTCAGTAGCACCTAAACTTCTAGGACCACTTCTTATTGGTGGTGGTATTACACAATCTAATCCAGAAATGTTGAAAGGTTTAATGCAAACCTTTAGCTCTTCTCCTTTGACACAAATACTCAAGGCTAAAGAAGAAAAAGAAGACGATAAAGATTACACTTCTGAAGAAGCAGAAGAAGCTATTGGAGAGAGACAAGAAAAGAAACGTCAATATTTTGGTCGTATTAATCAAGAAAAGATCAAAGAAGCTTTAAAACGTCGAGGATTTGAAGGTGATGAAGATCAATTAGAAATTGTTTCTGGTAAAATTCTAGGTGATTTTGATGACACTGAAATATCTGATCAAGAAGCTGATGACATGGCATCTAGTTATTCTGAATTTGAAGGTTTAACGCAAGAAGATCTTGCAGATATGTCAGATAAAAACAGAACTTTAAACGCCAAAGGTGGTATGATTGATCGTCCTCTCTACGATCGAGCGTAATGCTTAAATTTTTTTTGGTGGGTTGGGTGTGTCTAGGCCAAGGTGTTGATTACAAATGTGTTCGCATGGCCTCTGAAGTCGTTCATCCTACCTACGAAAGTTGCAACGAATATTATCAATTAGTGGCGACAGATTTGGCTGACACAGGGGCCGAATTAAATTTTAGTTGTGTTCAAGCCGGATTAATAGAAGACCTTTTATAGTCGAAAGACGACAGAGTGAATACTGTTGTTAAAAATTGACTAGACTTCTATAAATTGTATTACCATTATACACGAAATTACCTTCCTGTTTTAATGCCTATCGCCTTTCTATGCGTAGTTTAGCATACCTGGTGTTAAAAATCAGCAATTCTTTTCTCTTGACTTTTTGATAGAACATGGGCCATGAAAGGAAATTACAATGACTAAACTATTAAAAGCTTTAGGTAACTTTTTTACCTTAGAACCCGACGTTGATAATGCTATGAAAGCATTTCTACAGGCTGAATATAAAAATGATTGGAAAGCTGCTTATGTTTCTTGGAAAGAAGAAGGCAAGCTTCCTAACTTTATCCGCAGAACACTATAATTGAACCGTTGTCAAGTACGGGAAAACCTTTTTTCCCGGCTCTTGACACGTGGACCGTGGGCCGTGGTAAGGGGAGATTTAGGAAAACATTTTTTTAAAAAAAAAAATATGGTCCCAACCCCCGGTAGTGGTGGTAGAGTGAGAAAACACCTTATTTTTCAATAATAATAGCACGATTTTGGTCTACCACGGCCGTGGTAGACGTGGTAGAGTAGATTTCAAAAAAGCTATATTTTTCAATACTTTTCAATCTCCTAGCTTGGCGTGAAGAGGTTTTTTATTTTACTAATTTGAAATTTGATTTACCTAAATTCTCCCTTATAGTGAGATTATGTTTAAGAAATTCCCTTGGAAGAAATATAGAGTTGAATGGTTGGACATATCAGGAGAGACAGGCTGGGGTTCTGAAGATACTATAAGAAAAATGGAACCACAGGTGGCTACAACAGAAGGATATCTTTTTTATGAAGATAATGACAGGGTCATTACTTTTGCAACGTATTACTATAATGATGAAGAAGGATATACTTTTGGAGATAGAAATGTATTTCCTAGAGGTTGCATTAAAAGTATAAGAAAAATTTAATCTTCTATTGGTTCTACAATTTTTAATTCTGTAGGTTTTTTAACCTTATCTTTTAAACTTTCTACGTCCTCATGTTCTAACAATAATTTATTATCCTCTATAATCTCAGACAATCTAGCTTCTAATTCTCTTTCACTAAGGTCTTCTAGTTTACCATGCTTAATAATCTTTTGTTCTATGTATAGGCCGGCAGCTTTACCTCTAGCTACTTCTGCATTGATCGCTGCAGACCAAGCACCTTTCTCTCTAGCTTCTTCTCGAAGTCTAGCTAATTCTGTGATATGAGAACCATAATCTACTCTATATTTTTCTTGTAGTTCTGATCTAATCTCATCAATATATTTAACAACCAAAGGAAACTTCCTAGGGTTGCGCAGCTCCGAAGCTCTTACATGTGCAGAGCCTTCTGCATAACCAGCTTCGATAGCACATTCAGTTGGAGACTTACGTCCTTCATTTGTAACTAGCAGTGTTGCAAATTTTGTTTGTTGTTCTGTTAATACTTTAGGTAAACCCATACCCTCTTATAGAAAATATATATTGTAAAAGCAAGTAAATTGTGATATTGATTTACTCGAAGTGAGGGTCTTTCTTACTATGTTCCTCCTAAACTACATTGTCTTTTTGCTCTCACTTCACACTTGAAAGAAAAGAGGTAAGTTATAATATGAATACTATGACATTCAAAAACAAAAAAGAAGAAGAAGAGTTTCAAGAACAACTTAAAGAAGCAATGGAAATTCTACAAAAACAAGATGTTCATTTTTTTAGAACGGAGCATATACTGCCTATATTGCAATCTATGAATCCAGAACAATTAGAAATATTTGAACACCTAACCGGTATCAATAGACAAACCATACATTAAAGATGTCATCATATACAACTAAGGCTTTGATGCAGGTCCTAGAAAAATTCTGTGAAAGTCCTGTTGGTAGCCATGCAAAAGTACAAATGGTGATACCACAAGGTAGAAATCCTTTGCAACGTGAGTTCAATATCAAAGAAATTAAGTTGGTAGAGAACCAAATTATCGGTGCAAAAGAGAAATATCGTATGTTAATCCTAGTGGAGTAATTACTTTGAAACCAGAGTCAGCCTTCTGGCTAGAAACGAAAGAAAAACTTAATACATTTTCCCTTATAAGACTAGAAAGTTGGGCATCTGCTGGCATTCCAGATATACTTGGTTATGGTGATAAGCGTGGGTTTTTTACCATTGAGTTAAAAGTAACAAGTAGTAAGAAGATACGGTTCTCACCCCACCAAATAGCGTTCCATTATAAGCATCCGAAGGATAGCTATATCTTAGTCAAGACCCTCGCTCCACGATCAGTGAAACTTTATCCAGGGTCCGCGATCAAAGAGCTTGTAGCCTGTGGGCCCACCCACCCACCTGTGGCCGAAGGCTGGGATGCTTGCCGCCTGTCGCTTGACGCTTGATGCTTGCCGCCTGTCGCTTGTAGCTTTTTTCTGAGAGTTGGTCAGCCCGCTGGAAGCGGGCTGTGATAAATTATTCGTAATGAGGAGAGCTTTGAGGAACCGGCACATATAAGGCATACCCGTCCTCGAGCCACACATGTGACCGAGTGGGCCCGGAGTACCAGACGCCGGGCTTGTACCCAGCTTTGCCGGGCAGCAGCTCCGCGGTAACGTGAACTTCGTTTTCACCCCAAGCTCCGCCGGGCAGCAGGTATCTGTCATCACCCTCACCAGCTTCATTGAGGCCATCATCTGGGCTGTTACCCATATGATACACTGGCTCCTGCTCTTCGCGAATTTTCGCGCCAAGCTCAGCAGCGTGATCGTTTGCCTCTTCAAGAGTTGCAAATGATCTAGACTCGAGTGTTGTCTGGAATTCGTACCAGTCGTACCACCACCCGCCCTCCTCAGGACCACCATATCGGCGTTCATCGAGGTAAAAGTTAAAGTAGTATTTTTGCATAACATTTTTAAACTACCAGAAAATCCCATAATGTCAACAGCTTGCCGCCTATGGGCCCACCCGCCCGCCTGTTGCCTGTTGCTTGACGCTTGTGGCTTGCTGCTTGGCGCCCGGTTTTTTGAAAAAAAATTTGGTGGTTCACCATCCCCGAAGGGGATGGTGAACTGCGTTCTAATGTTTTCCATATGATACGTTTTGGATCTTCTTATCCCAGCATGCTCTACAATCTTTGCATTCGTTCCCCTGCTTTGGCGCCGGACAACTGGCCTGAGCTGTTGTTACGGTTGAGGTCCAAGGCCAGCTCTTTGGAGCCGGCCCATCAACTTTTGTTGCGGATAACCTGATAATCAGGTTATCCGGGACCATACGCGGGTCGATTGTAGAAAGGATACCAGCCTCACGCGTTGGCAACCAGTGTTTAATTTCTGGTGTCAGCTCGCAAACCTGGAAGATCCGCAGCAAGTGCTCCAGTGACTGGACGTCACCGGAATCATGCCAGCGAAACTCTTTCTTCTTTGAAACTTGTATTAAATAAACCATTCCGTGAATCCAGTTTGGATTGTTCATTGTGGCCTGGTACCGGCGTTCCAATGCTTCTTTTACATTGCGGAATCGATACCTGCCTTTGAGTGCATAGCATCCATGGCACACGGAGCCCGGAACCTTTACCAGCTTAGCGCCTATTTTGCAGCGGGTCGCGGGTATGTTATAGGCATATCCGGGCATCTTGGAGGGCTTAGACAGCCCCCCGGTGATTTGATTAGCTTCTTTTTTGTTCATTGATTTCTTGGTTATCTGTTTGAATAATTTCTAGCAGCAGCATGTACAGCCCGAAGCTCTCAATCTTTGGCCAGGGTTTTTTGCTTTTGCTTCTCATTTCTCGAACTTCCTCCGCAAGTTTGCAGATTCTGGTCCTTAGGTTCATATGTTGCTTTTTATAATTCATGATCTAATTATCCTTTCTACGAAATAATTCTAGCATATTGTGGGAGCGTGTCAAGCTTGTTGCTTGCCGCCTGTGGGCCCACCCTCCCCCAGCTCGTCGCTTGCCGCCTGTATCCCATCAATAATATCTTGTGCATGCCTGTGGTCTACCATGTACTGGTTACCAAACATTGGAGCCCATTGCACATGTTCGTCCCACCAGGCCTGAGCTGTATCGTCGACCGGGGCGAACCCGATCAACGAACCGTGATTATTTATTTGGAATTTCAAAACATTCCTCCATGATATCGTCCAGGTATACGCTGCCCATCTCATCAAAGAACCCAGCATCTGAGCCTTTGACATCCATTAATACAGCATGTTTCCATCCTTTACCCTGGCGCGGTGACTCCACGAGCTTAGCTCTAATTGGTCCTAGGCCATTGTCGATGTAATACCAGCTGTCTTTTTGTAGTTTTTCTTTTTCCATCTTTATCCTTTCTTTGACTCCGGAGGGAGGACCGAGTGTAGCCAGGGTTGTCCCTCCGGGTTAGCTTTTGTGCTACGGTTAACTAAAAAGCTTAATTAGTTTATAGCATTTTCTGGGACCAGTGTCAACAGCTCGCTGCTTGCCGCCTGTGGGCCCACCCGCCCCTACTATCAAAAGAAACAGGAGGAAACAAATACACAAGAACCCCCTGTTCCTTTTGTGTCAAACCCTGTCTATATTAAACCCTTCAGGATCTGACGACTGCGAAATTGTCAAACGCAGTTCATAGCCCCCTAGGGGGCTATGAACTAAGCTTGATTTTGTAGCTTTGCAACTACAACTGTTTCGTCTTTTGCTTTTCTATTGTTAGCCATGGCTTTCAACTGCTCTAGTCGATCTTCTGATACAACTGCAAGATTAGTTGAAAGGCTATCACCATTAACCAAAATACTTTGGTCAATGTCCGACCAATACTCTTGAACTTCGTCTAAGTATTTAGCTTGTTCTATGACTGTGGTCATGGTGTCTTGATTAGTCTTACAATATTCATAATACATTCTATGACATTGTATCAATTCAACTTTGGCACTTTCAAAAGCCAAAACAAATTGATGTTGCCAATCCTGTACTGAATAGGCTCGACTATGACAACCCCCTGTATTCACAACTTCTAATGAAAAAGGGTTTTCGGCTTCTTTACCATAACCATGAGATTGACCAAAATTATCCCTTAACCAATTAGTATTAGCACTTGCGTCAGTATTGAGTTGAGGATTTCTTACACCACCATTTGCGTGATGTTGGCAATCAACGAAAGGGTTTAACCCACTCGCTATCATTTTGTCGTGATTTAAAGCAGAAGCAACTTCATCATTTAAATCAAATGATATTCTGTTTTCTGCTTCATCTCGTTCAACATTCTTTAGAACAAAACATGCGTCCATTGTTGTAAAGGTAGTATGATAACTTCTATTGCTATTATACTTTCTCATTACATCACGATCTGCTTTTGGGAATCGTTCTTCTACTAACTTCTTACAGATTTCGTGAACATCTGTTTGAGTAGAAAAGAAACGAGTTTGAGCGTCGATTAAATTGTCTTTCTGCTCACAGGGAGTTTGAAGAACAACTTTCCAATGCTCTTTTTTAAGTGCTGATCTTTTAGCACCATTTAGTCTTAATCTATCTGTCATCTTTTATCCTTTCTAATAAAATTATACATTAATTAAGTTTGGAAGTCTAGCGATAGCTTCATTCATTTGTTCCATGTATGTTTCCATACACATAGCTCTACAAAACAAAGCGTGTGAATTAGGATTGTTCGGAAACTCCCAAACAACTTTTTTCTCATCTTCACGATACTCGGAACCAAATTGGCTTGTCGCTTGTAGCCACCTGTC